ATTGTTTGTACCATTATTACTTCCATGTAAATCATTGTGAGGATTTGAACTACTACCCATATCATAGAAAGATACCAGATTGGTCTTTAGGGCTGATGATAAGCCAGAGTATTTCTCTGTAAACATCAACTCTTGTACTTGAGTTTGGGTTAAGGCTGATGAGTACAATGCTACATTTGCCATAGAACCATTGAATTTAGATTCAACTCTTAAACTACCATGAGTATCCTTATTACCTCCAATAGTGAGAGCATCTAAATCAGTTATACTGCTAAAATACGCTTGAGTTGATGCAGATCCTGCACTATAGGTAAGAGTGATCTGACTTCCATCAATGTACAGTTTATTACCAGAACCGTCTACAGTCCAAGCAAGGTGATGCCACTCATTATCATTATAATTTGTTGTGTTAGTAGCATCAATAGCATATACAGCATTATCTCTTATATTTAAGGTAATATCACCAGCGTTCATTAATATAGTATAGTTGGATGAACCATCTCCTTTATCAGATGCAGATATAAGTGCTTGGTATCCACTTGATGCAGTTTTAAACCAAAGAGATATTGTACCAGTTGATTGTGATGAAAAATCTCCTATATGAGCATCTAAATCAATATAATCATCAACATTGACACCAGAACCAGCAAACAAAGTAGAACCATCGGCTAATTGAACAGCCATCTTTGGATTTGCCTTATCTTGAATCCTCGGTTTGAATGGTGATTCTCCAGAGTAGGAATCGGTGTTGATGGTTACATCATTATTCGTTCCATTATTTGAACCTTGCTTATCTAATACATCGCCTTGTAAATCATACCAAGATACAAGATTGGTTAGTTCTGTATCTTTTAATTCGGAGTAAGAACCTCGCCAGTAGATAGATTCGACTTCACTTTTTGATAAGGATCTGTTCCATATACCGACATTTGCTATCTTACCATCAAAAGTGTATGGAGTACCATAGTATCCACCAATAGTCGTTTTAAGTCCATTTAAATCAATGTCTGATGCAGATGGAAATGTACCAGTTGGACTTCCAACACTAACTCCATCCAAATATAACTTTGTAAAGTCTGCACCTCTTGAATCATATACACCGACTACATGATGCCAAGATGATGTATTTGTAAAAGAAACATCTATTCTTCTATCCCATTTTGTTATCCAAGTAAGAGTGTTGGATTTCATTCTCAATACAAAAGTACCAGTAGAACTATTAGTAAAACTGCCTATCTCAAACATACCATCATCGCCACTTGTAACATCTGCTTTAAACCACATAGATACTGTTAAGTCTCCAGCATAGTTATCTCCTAAAGCATCGCCTAATCCAGTACCACAATCAATGTATTGAGAACTACCAGAAAGGGATGCACTCCCGTCTAATAGGAAGTCTGGGGCGTTGTCTGAAAAACGATAATATGCTTTTAAACTATCTTTTACATAGTTAACTATCTTTGCCGCTTGTTTGGCAAATGATAAACCTAGTCCTAACACTTTATTATCCTAAGTAAGCTATGCAAAGACCAGCGTTTACTGTAATCGCACTCCAATTACCATATATGGTTACACCTGCAGGAAAAATATCTGTATTAACTACAGAGTTCCCATGAGTAGATGAGCCAGTACCAGTGATCTTATCGTTGGATTGAGTAAGTGTTGTGAAAGTAGTATCTTCAAGCATAGTAATAGCAACTATGACATCCGTTCCTAGACTTGCTGCTGATTCACCAGTGTCTAGTATAGCTGAACCAACTTGTCCAAGTCCTACGTTACCTGATTCTACTACTGAGTATTCTTGTGATCCCATCTTGTTTCCTCCTAATACGACTTACCGAGCTTGGGTATTCTCATGGTCGTTTTGATTAATTCGTTGTTCCTATGTACACTTGAAATGCTTGTTCGTATTCTGATTTTAAAGAAGCTAACAGAGATTGATGTGCTTGAACTTCTAACATCTCTGTTTGTGCTAATTCAGAGTCTTCATCTGTTTGTACATACGTTTTTAATTTTGCTAATTTGTCTGATATAAGTCTTTGTAAACACAATATTGAAGATCCTAAAACCATTATTGATTCTGCTTCTAATGGAAAATTTGCAACACTGCTACTTGCATGAGTAATTGCTGTGGTACCATCTGTAGTAGGAATTTTAGGAACATAAAAACAATCACCATCTGTATCGCTTCCGCCTATTGTTACAAAAATCTTTTCACCTTTATAAACATAAACTGGATCATTGCTACTTATTTGGTAAATAGAATCGGCACTCTTTGATTCAAGATAAATTGCATTGGTTACAAGTCTTGCTGTTCGAGCACTTACAACTACTTCTATTACTTTTTTATCAGAAACGTCTAATCCAGAACTAGAAATAGAAGCATCTAATGCAGAAATCATTAATTTATCTCTTGGAGTAGCATCAATTATTTTTGCTCCTGCATTTAATAATGATTGAGTAATAAGACTATCATCTCCTACTGATCCAATAATATCTTCTACTTGTGTTTTATAACTCATTAAAAGTCGTATTGCCTAATATGGTATCCACTACCATCTTTGCCTTTATTGGCATATCTTTTTCCTTCGGAAATTTGTTCTTTCCATAAACCTCTCCAATACATTGCAGTTTCTAAGGTTTTAGGATTTAATTCGTATCCTTTATAAATAGCGTAATAAGTAAGAGCTAAATGAAATTCTTCTGGAATATTTGATTGTTCATCATATCCAATTCCAGTACCACTACTAGATGCATTTAAGAATTCTTCGTCTAATTTTGTAAAGTGTAATCTTACTTCCTTAACTTCTGACGGAGATACATAATCAGTACTTGTATCTGAATCAGAGACCTTTACAATTCCTATCTTATCTCGTTCAATAAAGTAAGCGTGTTTTAATGCACTAGTTCTTTCGTCTACACTCATGTTATGTCCGTTTTTTCAGGTGCACTTACAAGCCTAGGTATTTCAAATCCATTGTAGTCTACTCTAGTTATTTCTGAGATTTCTCCAGTAACACTAGAGTTAATATTCCCAATATTATAATACCTCGTATCAACTGCAGTATTAAACGTTACAGTATCTGTAAGTATTCTTGTTTTTCTACAAAACTCTCTCATACCTGTATTCAACATTATCTTTATTTGCTTATCAGGCAAATCAGGATGGTGTTGCTTTATAATTTCCATCATATTTCTAAAAGTCATGATATTTTTAATGGCTTTCTTAAGGCTTTTATAACTGCCTCAAACATTGTTTCTTTCTTTTTTACTTTCTTTTTTTTCTTCATCTTATCTAGTCAGGGGAGCATATAGCTCCCCCAACTTGTTTTGTTTATTAACTGATTGTTATACCAGCAGCGACTTTTCCAAGACCGCCAACTATGTAGTAGTTAGTACCATCTGCTACTAACTTTACATAATCACCTGCTACTGCAGAACCGTCAACAAATGTAATAATAGTATCGCTACCATCACTTGAATCTGCTACATCATCAGCAGCACCAGCACTCACTGATCCTAGTATTGCACCTGATGGAGTTACTACTGTATAACTTGCACCTGAAGGTGCTCCTTTTACAATAAATGTAGCTTCCCACCCAATGTTGCTAGGAGCAGGTAAAGTTGTTGCAAACTCAGAACTTGAGTTAAGCATAAAAACTTTACCACTATCAGCAATAGCCAATGTTGAAGCAGCAGTCAGTTCTTTGACTCCTGCACTTGAACCACCTAAATAAGGTCTAGCCATTATAAGCCTCCCTTACGCTGTGATTTTAAACAAGTGATGACTTTCAATTAGCTGTATACCAACACCTTCATCAGACATGTATTGATCTTTAACACCATCAAAGGCATTATCGGTCTTAATGTTTGTCTGATACATGGATGGACGATAAACTGCATGAAACAGATTCTCATCAGATACAATTGCCATGTACTTGTTGTAGTCTCCACGTAATGCTGGAGCTGGAATCAACTGCAACATTCCATGAGGAGTCTCAAGTACTCTGTAATTGAAACCAAGAGCATCACGTTTCATGTCTCCAAGAGAAACTGTCCAACCTGAGTTGCCAGCTATTCCTGAAGAACCAGCCATTTTAGACCAGTATCCTAAAGCACCAGCACCAACAAAAGCACGCTTAACGCCTGACTCTGGTATGTACTGGAATACTTTTTCCATATCATCAACAAAGTTGCTGTATGAATATGAACTATCTACAGTGAACACATTTTGATCGTCTCCAGAAGATTGACCATAGTCTTCCAATGCACCAATTAGTCCATAAGTAGTTCTGATAAGATTTCCATCTGTATCTGTACGACCACCATCTGCAAAAGAATCAGAAGTAGAACCATCTTGAAGATCAAGACCTACACCACCAACTCTCTTACCAAATAAGAAAGCTTTTTCTTTTTGCATTTTGTGTTCTTGTGCTTTCATTCTGCGAAGTCTAGCTAATTCAGATGATTCACCTTTAAGTACTGCAGCTTCAAGAGTTCCAGTAACTTGTAAAGGTGTCTTGAATATCTGAGTTGAGTTCCAAACAACGCTTAACTCATCTGACCATGCTTCAGGTGCTGATCCACCTTCGCCATGTGCATTACCAATTACAGTACAAACATCAGCCGTTGTAAGCTCAATGGTTCCACCAAGACTTTTAATCATGTAATCTGAAGCTGACTTGCCAATTACAGCTTTACCTCTTAAGACTCCAGCAGATGAACGAATTTCTAAAACAAGTCCAATATGCTCATCAGCTATAGCTGTAACCCCTCCAAGACCCGTAGATGAATCTACTGGCGTAGCTGGATTTGAGGCACTATCGAACTTGATACCAGTATTGTTATCTGGTATGGTTTTATCTGCTGAACCATCAGCACATGTTCCCATGACAAAGCTTTGCTTTATCCAAGGATTTCTATGTTCAAACATTTTGAACACAGGATCTGGTACATTACGTTGTTCCTGATTACTAATTAATGTAGTAAAAGGGGCAACGTCTGTCCATAGCTCCTTAGTGACCTGCGGATCTACGTAAAAATTCCGTCTATCCGTATAAAGTACACCAGAAGCTTTCATTAGCTTTTCTGTAGCCATTTGTAACTCCTACGTTTATACCCATTCGTAGCCAACGAATGAGTGTTCTAGTTTACTTTACGACTTACCTACCCAGTAAGGCATCGCTAAAAAGTTGTTCATCTGATCTAGGCTGTTCTGCCTGACCAGTTTGAACTGCTGCAGTTCTAGGCACATTCAAACGATTCGCCTGTTGTTGCATCTCTTCAGTTCTTTGCTTTACTACTGGATTAGGGTTTGTCCTTAATTCAAACAACTTAGCTAAATTGTCTAAGGTAAGATTTTCAGGATTCTGCGACCACCTTACAAACTCCATTGCTTTATTCTGCTCCCATCCGAAGTTATTTACAGCATGGCTCATAGCCTGTTGCTGTACCATCTGTGTCTGTTGCTGTTGCATTTGAGCTTGGTATTGTGCTTGCAGTTCCTGTTCACGTACTTGGTCTTTTTCTTTTAGAAAATCCATGTACTGATCTCTATAGGTTTCTTTAGCTACTCGATACTTAAACGAATCACTTTGTGGGTCATTGTAAGCATCTACCTCATTGTATGAATGTGGTCTTTCAGGTGCTGATGGCTCCTTCAGTGAAGACTCTTGCAATCCTTGTTCAGGGTATGCTTGAGGTTGTCCATTGGAGGCAGAACTCTGCATGTCTTGATTTGGACTATTACGATAATAATCCAATTCTTGACGTATTGCATTAAGCTCTCCCTTGGCTTTGTCAGCTTGTGATTGCCAATATTCAAAACGAGTTGAGTCGTCTCTTGGGGA